TATTTCATGTGCCATTAGGCGTGCCTGAGCCCCCTCTGGAGAGAGATTTAGATATCCACGGCCATCTATGTAGTTTTCTAGCACATAGTGCATCTCCGTCCCTCTGAGAGCTGCCTGAGAGGTAATTCTAGCAGCTTCTTGGTATCCGACCCTTTCTCTCCAAGCATCTAGTCCTGCCTTCTTTTCTTCAGATTGTGTAGCCGATAATATGGTTGTAACACTCGGTATTTTTTTGTTACCAACATTATAGTGCCGTGAGCCGAGGTCGTTGTCTCGTGTATATTTCTGATAGTCGTATTTAGATTCTCTTTTTAAATCAGTAATTATAAAACTGTTATTTTCTCTGATAAGACGCACAAGGTCTTTTAATTTAATTTCAATATAAGAGCAACAATTATTCCTAACATAGATGTCATCAAAAAGCCTGTAGATGCTATCATTATCTTTTCAAGCCTATGGATATCTTGATGTACGTCATTTATTTTTTTGTTAGTTTCTTCTTGCATAATTCTACATAACTTCTCATGATCATCGATTCTTTGATGAGCAAGGGTATCTTTATTAGATTGTTTTTTTGGCACTTACTATTCCACCTTTATTAAATAAATTTAAGGCTTGTGCTAGTTGTGGATTTGCTGCACCAGTTGGAGTAGCACCACCTCCTTGATTTATTACAGGAAAGTTACCTTGTGATACATTAGGTAATGGCACGCTTTCTGCTTCAGCCAATGCAGTTGGCTCACCACCTTCTTTTATTGCCTCTTCATATAATTCTAATTGTGCTAGTGCTTTATCTTTTTCATCTTCAAGTATATAACCATCACTAAACATTCTTCCAATCAACTGTCTCATAGCTGCAGCAGATTTAGGCGCACTTGGTGCTTTGTAAGAATCAAATATTAATTTTTGAAATTTAGGACTTAGTAAACCTTTAGCTAAAAAAGCTGGAGTAGCTAAAACTGCAACAGCAGGTAAAATATTTCCTGTAGCTAAACCAAAACCAGCTCCACCTAATTGTAGTAATTGCCCAGCTGCACCTGCTTGTTTCAACTGAATAAATACGCCACCAGGAAGACCTTTCATTCTTGTTAGATCTCCTTGTGCAAATGCTAAAGTTTTAATTAATTTATTTATCTCTCCAATCTCATCTTGCGAAAATAATTTTTTCATACTTAATGCTTGTTTTTCTAACCGAGCTGCAAAATCTTTCCCTTTAATTATAGTACCAAATTGTGGATCTATTTCTTTAGATGCTTCTAATGCTTGATTCAAAAACTGTCCTTTAAAAGATTGAAGTAAGTCATCTGATTGTTTTTTAGTAATTTGTCTAACAACTCCATTTTCATCTACATATTTTGTAAATTTAGGTAGACTTTTAATTTGTTCAGCAACCTTACCTACTAAATCTGATTTATCACCTGTTTTAAAAACTGCAGAAAATATATCACCAATATCTTTGTTAGCCCCAACACCTTTTGCCAATACTGCATTCAAACTGCCTCGTTGAAATATGTCCATACCGCCTTCATAAAATTCATTTGCCTCTTGTAAAAATTTTCCTGCCTGTGGATCTAATCCACTTTTAGTTAAATTTTCTGGAGATAAAGTTTCATCAAAAACTCGAACTAATTCACTTAATTGACCCGCAGCTTTACTTTGACCTGAAGCTCTTAACGCTTGTAACTGACCCGCAAGATCAGATCTAATCGCACTAGCTTGAGCATAGCTTAATTTACCACCATATTCAGCTGCAGCTGTTTCGAATTTTCTATTTATAACTCTAAGTGTAGGAGTCAAAGGATTAGCTTCTTCAATACCTAAAGCTGCTTGTTGTCTTAATTTAATTAATGTTTCTTGCAAACCTCCTTTACCTTCAATTGGTAGAACAGGCATCATTTTTGTATTTTTTCCTGAAGCACTTATTAGGGCGTCATCTACTCTTTTATACATAGCATCAGACGCAGTTTTAAACATTCTGTCTGCATCAGTAATTGTTTTAAAAAAGAAATTACCTAAAGCTTCTTTGTCAGTAATTTTAATTCCACCCGCAGTTATAGCTTGAAAACTATCTACAATATCTCTTGAAACAAAAGAGCCTATTGCTTGTGCAGATCCTCTTCTTCTTTCTAATGCACCACCACCAAATAAAGCTTTTGATACTACATTCTCAATAATGTTAAGTGTTCTATTTTCTGTTTTAACACCTGGGGTCAAACCTTTTTGCATTTCTTGTGCAGTGTCTTTTAATGATTGAAATTTTGATTCAGGAATATTATTTTTCTCCATAAAATCTTTTATAGCTGCGTCATCAATAGTTCTTTTTGCTTGTAGTTCTACTTGTTCTTTTATAGGTCTAATTGCGCCATCAGCAGTTTTAGCAATAAAGTTAGCTCCTGCTTTACCATATAAAATTTCATTAGCTTTCATTCTTAATGTGCTTTCAGCCTCGTTTGCACCTTCTAATAATTTTGCATATCCTTCAGGTTTACCTAAAATTTTTGAAACGTACTGACCACCCTTAATTACTATTGGTCCACCAATTAATTCTGCTGCTGCCCCTTCAGTTGCAGCTCTTACAACTTCTTTAACTACATTTTCTTTTGGATCAAATGTTTGTGCAACAATAGCACCCGCACCACCACCAGCTGCAGCTCCAGCTGAAGTTTTCAGTAATGCTTTTATAAAAGGTTGAGATAGCATACCAACTCTACCAGCTATTCCTGGTAAAAATTTAGCACCAGTTCCTAATGCACCAACGATAGATAAACCAGCTTCTGTAAGAATTCTTCCAAATGATGGATCGTTTGTATATTTTTGTGTAGCTTCATCAGCAACAGCATCACCTACTAAATTACTATTAATTTCAGATAATGCTTCTCCAATCTTTTTACTTTCTTCAGCAGTAGGAGTTTCACCCTCTATGTTTACAACACCAAGACCTTTCACATTTATTTGTCCCATGTTAATCCTTTACTAAGTTACCCGACTCGTCAAAAGAATAAAAGTCTAGGCTTTGATCATATGTTATATCTTGTGCGTTGATACCAAATTTATTAAATGCTGAACTGTAATAATCTACAGTGTTAGGATCTGTCACAACACCGCCAGCACCTAGTCTGTCATCTAATTGTTGAATTTTATTTTTAGCAACTCTAATTTTTTCAACAATTACATTTTCAGGATCGTTTATTGATGGCAAGATAGCGTTGAAACTAGCTTCCTCTAAAGGACCTACTTGTGCACCCCTAAGTGCAGCAATAGCCTCTTTTCTGAATGTTTCTAGTTTTGTATTAAAGTTTGCAGCTTTAGCATTCATACCAAGTGCTGCTGTAGCTTTTGCAATACGACCTGCTATAGGACCCGAATCTGCACCTTCTTGAATATCTTTTAAAATATCATCGGCTGCACGTAAGGTTGTATATCTTTTACCAGCTTTTTCTCTTTCACCAAAAGTAGGTTTATCTTTGATATCAACTACTTCTCCATCTTTTACTTTTACAATTAATCTATCTTTTACATTATATCCAAGAGATGCTTTTTCAGCATCAGTTGCAGCTCTAATACTTTCTGTGCTTTTTTTATTTTTTTGTTTTTCTTCTTGTATTGCGATTAAAGTAGATGGTAATTTTTCTGCACCTTGACCAACTGCTCTAAGAACACCACTCAATGCGCTTTCTCCTTGTCTTTGTGTTGATTGTAACAAAGGAGCAGCAAAGGTTGCTGCAATAATAGCTTTTTCTCTAGACGACATACCACCCTCTTGAAAATGTTGAATGTTAGCAATTCCACCTTTATTAAATTGTTTTGGTTTATGCATTTGAAAATATCTATCTCGAAACATTTTTCTTGTTAAAACTTTATCCATATTACCTCGGTTGCATTAAATTATATGTAGAATATGCACCTAAGCCAGCACCAAGAGCCTGTCCAATAGGGTTCGCACCGGGAGCCGTGGTTGCTGTAAGTGTGCTTTGTGTTGTAGGTAAATTTGTCATGATACCTTTTAAGAATTCAATTCTTTGATATGGTTCATATGCTCTTTGCAAAGCGGTTTGCCTTTGTGCATCTAATTGTGCTTGTCCAATACCTCTTTGTACTGCCCCAGCTTGTAACTGTGCTTGTATATCAGCAAGACTCATCGCTTGTTGTTGTTGACCCATTCTTCCTAAAGCTTGTCCTGCAGCAAGTTGAGTTCCACTTAATAAATTTTGTTGTTGTTGGGCAGCTCCTAATGCAGTTTGAAATCCTTGAGCTTGCGCTTGACCCACTTGTGCAAGTCTAGCTCTTTCCAGTTCAGCTTGAGCAATTCCTTGTCTACCACCACCAAAAGCCCCTGAAGCAACTGCTTGTGCACCTAATTGATTTTGTGCCATAGCAGATTGTCTATTTATTTCGTCAGTAACGTATGATTGAAATGGATTAAAAAATTGTGAAATGTTAGGTCCTGCTGCAGCAGTTTGTTGTGCACCCAATAATGATCCTATACCAGCTGTGGTTGTAGGAGCACCAACTCCTGTTTGTCCAGCTTGTCTAACTGCAGCTTGTTCAATACCACTTATAGGTGCTACTTGAACTGCGGGTAAATTTACGGGTGATGACGCTAGTCTTGCAGCTTCATCATATAACGATAACTTTCTAGCCTCTACTCCAGGGGCTTCTCTAGTTATGGCAGTTTGTGTTCCTGTTGAGGAGCCACCGCCTCCGCCTCCGCCACCAAATATAAAACTCATTACTTAATCTCCTTTGTATATAAATATCTTTTTACACCCCAACCTTTTGTTTTTAAAAAAGGTTGCCATCCTGGTCTTGCATGAACTGCAATTTTTTTACAATCATTTATTCTTGCAACTTTTTCAATTGTATCAGCCAATTCATCTTGCCACAATTCTCTCTTCTCTCCTTTTAAAAGAATTACTTCACATTGTGAGTAATTTGGAAGAGGCATAATTCTCAAAACACAAACTCCAAAAACTTTATAGTGAACACCATCATCTGAACCGAACATCATAAATAATCCAGCTTTGTCATTTTGAATGTATTCTTTTAATTGTTCTATGGACATAGGGTCACCATCATATTTTAAACCCTCTCGTAGCATGAACTCACAAAGACTCCAATATTCATTTAGAATTTTAGGATAGATCTCTAAAACCTCTACACCTTTTTTAATTTGTTTTTTTGCTTGCATTTGTTATATCGTAAATTCTTTTAAATTGTTTTTGTTGATTATAAAAAAAATCTGCTCCTGCTTTTCTCATTCCTTTAAAATTTTTTGGATCTGCACCAGATAAAATACCAGCTCCTAAAACTGCATCTGCTCTTGAAACAAATTCACCATCAGCTAATTGAGCTAACATTGTATCTTCATCTTTATCACCTACACCTGCTCCGTCTTCTACGTAACCAGTTGCTCTTACATAGTTGTTAACATCGTTTTCATCATGATCAACTTTTGATGGTAAGTAATTTACTCCTCCCTGATTATATTTTGGAAGCATTGTAGCTAATCCACCCTCATTAGCATAAAACATGTTAGAGCCCGTCACGTCTGCCCTTGAAGGTGTAGCAGTTTTCATGTCTACAGATTTAAATCCGCCTTCTAATTTTTTTGATTGTTCTTCGTAAGCTTTTTTATAATCTTCTTCTGTAAAAGGAGGTTTAACTTCTTCATCATCTCCTGCTAATAAAGGTAGTATTGTTGAAGCTGCAATTAGCTTAGTTCCAGTATCTGCACCTAAAATTCCAGATCCTTTGACTGCTGGTGCTGCATCTTGTATGACTTCTCCAGCTGCATTTTTAATAATCTCTTTTTTTGGAGAACCTTTTTGTCCTATTATTCTTGTTAAAAAATTGTTGCCTTGCATCCCTGGAATACCACTAAAAGCACTCCCTCTAAAACCTTGTGTAGCCGATGCAAAAGGTGTGCCTGCAAAACGTGACATGCCACCTAATTGGCCTATACCAAAAGTTGTACCACCCACAAGGGCAGCATCTTTTAATGCTGTTCTAGTTGATTTTCCTCTAAGTTTCTGTACGCCAAATGTGGCTAATGCAAGTGTAAATGGATCCATATACTATTTTCCCTAATAATAGCATATATTAACATTTTATTTAAGGGCTATCAACTCATCGTGAAACTTGCCTTGATACTGATGCTCACCCACATGGACTATTGAATCATTTACGTAAGCATAACATTTACCACCTATATTTCTCCATAGCTGACAAAAAGCAAAATCTTCCCCATTAAATGTTTTTGTTTTAGGATCATGAATTGTATCAAAAAAATTCCACATATTTGGCTTGTTAACATATTGTCCATTGATAACTGTTTTCTGAACAATAGATTTTTCAGGATACTTCTCAATCATTTTTTCAATGACTTCTCTTTTTATAAGCATACATCCCGTAGGAGAATCAGTAACTTCCATTACACCTTTATTAAGATTTATATTATTTATATTAGGTACTTTCATTGGGTAAGTATGTAATGCTCTTCTAATATCATCTGGATGTTTTATTTTTCCTTGTTGCATTTTGTTAAAAGCTTTTTCCCACATTAAAGTTTTTAAAGGGTATGGCACAGATATTACATGCTTATTAGCTTTGAGCATTGCAAAAATTGATTTAGCTTGAAAATAAATGTCAGAATCAATAAATAATAAATGCGTTGCATTTGATTCTAAAAATCCAGAAACACATAAATTTCTACCCTGAGTAACTAAAGACGATTTAATTAAATGAAAAGATACTCTCATTTTTTTTAAAAAACATTCTTTTTGGAATTCTATAAGTGCTTGTGTATAATGTATAGATACGTCACTATGTACAGGTGTTCCAACAAATACATCATACTTAGTAAACTCATCTTTTTCTGGTTTCCATAATGGAGTGATTGCAGATTCGTAATTAGACTGAGGTTCTATTTTTAGTTCAGTAAGCGTTTGATAAGTGTCTTCATTTACATATTTATCGTTTGACATTTAAGGCTCCTTGTAAAAAATTTGTCCATTCAATACCCTTTTTTTCCCAACTATAAAATTTTTTATAATATTGTTGTTGTTCATCTAAATGTTTTTGAATTACGTCTGTATGTAAATAGCTTGAAGTAACATCAATTGCTTGTGCAAAAGAGCTAGCCATTAATTCTTTATCTAATGTGTAATTTATGTAAACAGGCCACTCAGCACAAGTTTCAGGTAGTGCTCCAAAATTTGTAGTAATGACATGTAAGCCAGAAGCTAAAGCCTCTAAAGCAGATGCGCAGAATGTTTCTTCAAAAATAGATGGATAAACAAATAAATCGTAATCTGTCATATGTTCTAAAATATATTCGTTTGGTTTGTATCCTATATAATTTACATTTGGTAAACTCTTAGCTTGGTTATACAATTCAGTAAAATCTTTATCAACTTTATTTACAAACTCACTACCATAAACATGACAAGAACTATAAACGTCTAAAGTAACATTAGGATTTTTTACCATTTGCATTGCAAGTAATAAAACATTCAAACCTCTCCAAGGTGTACAATGATGTAAAATTTTTATTGGATCTCCTTTTTTATAAATTTTTCTCTTTGGAAAGTGATGAGCACCATTTTTAATTACTGTGCATCTTTCAGTTGGAATGTTAAAGAAATATCTAAATTTTTCAAAATTCCAATGACTGTTAAAAATATACCAATCATATTCGTTATGCCTATTAGGATCAGAAAAAAACTTTTGTAAGTTAGGTTGATCATAAGAATTTTTTTGCCAAAGAATATTTATTTTATTTGGATTCAAAGGAACTTTTCCTGGAATAGATGTGCAGATTTGAAATTTATCTAATAGATCTTTTGAAACATACTTTTCTAACAATTCATGTTGAATTTCTGTTGCGCCTCTGGGTTCCATTATTTTTTTGTATGAATACCCATTGGTATTCTTGTTACAGTAATTTCTAAATCTTGTCTAAAATCATCAGCAGTAGTATCACTATTGGGATCAGCAACATCAGAATCAAAATCAGCTTTACTAGCATAAACTTTTCCTGTCCTTTTATTTTTTATTATTTCTTTAGCTTCAGCTGGTATTTTAGGTAAATCATTCATTTTCCTCGTCCTTGTTTATTATATTTTTTATAACTTCTTTTTTCACTTTTTGAAAGTCTTTTTTTATGACGACCAGGACGTTTCCTAGGTTTAGGCCTTGGTACAAAGTTTACAAATTTTTGTTTAGCCATTTTCTTGTGATCGATCTAATAATGCGTAAGAAATAATACCTTGTATTTCATCTGCAGTGCCTGCAGTCATTTTTAAAACATCACTCGCTTCTAAAACTAAAGTTTGATTAATTATATCTTTAGTAGTTGTTGCTGCTACTTGTTCATTGAAAATTCTAAAAGTTGCAGTAGCAGAAGTATCTGTTACTTGAACACTTAAATTTACTGCACTAGTAGAACCATTATTAATTTGAATTTGTTTTATTAAAACAGTTGCGTCAGCGGGTGCTGTCAGGACACTTATAGTGCCAGTTGAGTTTAAATTAATTCCTTCGTTTTTGTATCTAATCGTCATGATATAAACCAAGTAAAAGTATCTTGTTCATTTTTTAATTCTTGTTGATAAGAAGTGTTTAACTTATCTTGCATCGTTCGTAAAGACTGTGTCACTTGTCTTTGATTTTCTTCAGTATATCTAGGTGTTGGTTCTGGAATTACTATATCTACTCTAGCCATTATCTCATACCATCTGGTTGCACATCAGCTCTAAAAGTTCCAAATCTCCAATTTTGTTCCGTTGAGGTATTTGCTATTTTTAAACTTGCAAATCTCCCTCGTGCTCTGGTATCTACTTTTTGTGTTGTACCTGAAACTGTAAAAGGCCCAAGAGGAGAAGAAGCTTCAGTATCACTTGGAAAATTTCTTAATAAAATAGTCACTTGAGCATCTCCTTGAATAGTTTTAAAATCTGGAACAAATCTTCTCATACTCATAAATACTTGAGCATTTCCTTCTACATTTAAACTAAAGTCTCCTGATTCAATAAAAGCTGGAATAGCAGTTTTTGCTCCAGTAGCATCAACATTATCAACACCAACCTCATGAGCATAATATTTTGTGGATCCGTTTATATTTGTTACACCTTGTATAGTTGGAAAAGTGGGAGTGCCTGTTGAGGTAAATTCTGTTGCATATGGTTTGTCATACAAGTTGGCATCTGCCCAAGTTGTTCTAGACAATGAGCCTGTCACCCAAGTTCCATCTTGGTAATTAAAACATACGTATCTGTCATTGAAGCTAGATCCACTTTTTGGATAATACCAACATATTTCTTCATATAAGTGATTTAAACCTGCATAAACTGATTCTCCATTAGAGTAGTTTACACCCAAATTATTTCCGTTTTTAGTTGTAAAAACAAAATCCTCTACTGAGCATGGTAAAGATTTAACAGTTCCATCAAAAACAAAAAATCCTCCAGACTCACCCATCCAATATACAGCACCATTAACATATTTAATAGAATGTTGACCTATAGCACCACAATTAGATCCTACTTGTCTAATTGAAAAAGTAAATGGAGGACCAACAAATTGCATTACATATGCAGCATTGTCAGTCACAATAAATGTATAATCTTTTCCTTTCACTGCTCCAACAATTTTAGTGCCTGAATCAAGTCTAAATGTACCCGCTGTGTTCACAGAGGTAGGTGAATAATCACTTATATCCTCTTGATCCGAAAATCTTATAAACATTTTATCTTGTGTGCTTGGAGTGCCAATCGTTGTTTCAGTTCCTAACATAATTAAATGTCTATCTCTATCTGAAACTAGAGACATGACTGAAGCTGTTGGCGCATTACTTATTGCTGTGGCTCTTGTAGTTAAAGCGTTAGGATTTGAGTTAATTGGATTCCATTCAAACGATTCACCATTTTTAATAGTAGCAATTAATTTTTCACCAAAATTATCTAAGGACCAAGATGCGGGATCAGTTGTTAATGTTTGTGATAAAGAGGCAACACCCCATCCAGTAAAAACTTCTACACCAGACCCACTTGAATGTGCCGACCTTGTTCCTGCTGCAGCTCTTGTAATTCCTGTTAAGTCATTGCTTGATATACCAGTATATGAAATAAATTCTGCTCCAACTTTTATTGTGCCCGTGGTTGGGAATCCAGTTGTTGACGCAAGTGTAATCGAAGTTCCTGATCCACCAGTACCCGCAGTGTCATCAAGTAAAGCTCCATTAAGGGTACTAAAAACTTGTTGTCCTCCACCCCATAATCCTGTGCCCCAACCAAATCCATAAGTAAATCCTAAAGCACCAGGTTTTATATAGGGAGTAACAGTAGCTGATCCAGATCCGTTGACCGTGGTTCCAGCTGCGCTAGCCATTGTAACAGTAAATTCATCACTGCTAGGAACAGTTACTACCTCAAAAGGATTAGTTGTAAAATCGCCCGCAGAGTATCCAGCCCCTGTAGGAGGTGTTACAGATGAAAATAAAATTATGTCCCCAGGTTCTAAACCATGAGCAGCTTTGTTAACAGTAACAGTTGCTGATGTATTTACTGTATCAAAAGTGCAACTAGTTAAAGCAGTTCCTAAAGGTGTAATATCATAAAAAGCACCTTCGTAATATATTACTAAAAGTTTATTTGTTCCTATTGCAGCATAACGTCTGCCGTCTAAATCAGCCCAAATAAATTGTTCTCTAGCTGCGCCTACTAAAGTTCCTGAAAGGATTTGTTCCCATCCACCTATTTTTTCTGGAAGGCCATATCTAAATCTAACAAAATCTCCATCAGTCCATTGACCCTCGGCACCTGTTTGAGAGACTTGTTTATTAAAACCTGGAGCTATATTTACTTTTGTTAATGGCATACGAGATTATAACATGACTATTAATTGTGTTAAATACTAGTAATATTGTGTAACTAAGATATCTTTACATTTGTAGCTAGGGTAATCCTAATATTATTAGATTTTCTAATATTAGCAAAATGTTTTAAAATTGCTGGAAAAATTAAAATATCATCTTCTTCTGTCTCAAAAGTCCAAGTGTCAAAAAGCCAACTATTGTGTATATTATTTGATACTGAGGAACATAATTTATTTTGTCTAATCCAAAAATCATTGAATACGTAAGGATTAACAAATGTTGTAGGATCATTTGTTTTATCAAATTTAATATAGTGTGTCATTGCAAAGTCCGAGTCTTCATGGCAGTGGGGTGCTAAATAAGATTTTTCATTTGATGCAGTATAGTTTAAAATTGAAAATTCAAACTTTAAATTTTCTTTAACATGAAAGGTATTGATATAGTTTTTTATTACTAATGAATATGGTTTCTTTAGCGATTCATATTGAGGATCTTTTAAAACATTGCTATTATCGTACAGAGATTGGTGAATATCAGTACCATAATTATTTTTTAAATTTGATTCTCTCCTCGGTAATAATTTGTAATTTTTTTCAATTTTTTCTACAATATTTTTTTTATCAAAATCAAGTGGAGATATTTTAGATTTTGCAATTGGAAGTCCCCATAGATAAAATATTTCAATATTATTTATTATAGGTTTCATCAGATATTATTTCTTGATTTTCCTCTGTCTGTAAATTTTGAATTTTTTTATTAAAATTTAAATTCCAATCTGATACTATTTTAACTAAATTATTACCAAAATGTCTTAATGCTTCATCACCTAAAGTAAGTTTGTTAGTATTTGTAATTATTTTAATTTCTTCATTTGAAAATATTATATCAGCACTTCCATCTTTTTTTTGAACAAACTTCATATTGTACCTTCCCCTCCATATAAAATTCTTTTGTCTTTAAAAAATTCTTTGTTTTTTCCATCTTTATTTACATAGTGTAAAAAAACTTGAGATTGATAATCTCCTAAAAACTCGTCTCTCCAATGTAATAGATCACAACCCAAGTAAACTGCAGCATCACCTATATTTAAATTTATTTCATTACCATCTATATAAATAGGCCAATTAAAATTAGTGTCTCCATCTATCATGGCGGTAATACTAATTTCACAAGACTCTCTATCTTTATGTTTTTTTAAATCTGCAAATTTTGTATACATTCTCCAAAAAGAATAAGTAGGTAATAATTCTAAACCAACTTCATCTTGAACAATCTTAGTTTTGTTAATTAATAGAGATTCCATTATTGGATCGCCATAAAATCCTGTATCTAAAGTTTCAACCTTTGGATCTTTAAAATCAATATTGAGTCTATGTCTAATTTTACAAAATTCTTTTAATAAATTTATTTCATCGGTTGATAAAAAATTTTTAATAATTTTATAATTAAAATCTTTTCCTATAATCCCCATGCTACAACTGAGTACCTCGTTCCTTTCTTAACTGGTTTAACACAATGTGGATATAAAAAATTACTTGGCCAAATTATCACTCTATTAGGTATGACATCGATCTTTACTTCATTATGGTTGTTTGGATCTCTAAAACATAATTCTCCACCTTCGTAATCATTATTTAATAAAAATATTCCACTTAAAGTTCTAGGTATAGTAGCACAGTGGTCAACATGATAATTGTAAAAACCACCCTCAATATATTTTAAAAGTTGAATATCTATAATTTTACTTACAAAAATTTTGTTGGGATCACCTGATACTTTTTCTGTATACTTTCTCATGTGTGTTTTAAATATTAAGGTAAGTAAATTTAACCAATGTACATCAGTCATGCTTTCTGAATTTATATCAATTGAAATATTAAAAGTATTTCTTATGCTCATATTCACTTCATGACCACTTGTCCCTATTACTTCTGCCTTTTCAAAATTTTTAGTATTTACAAATTTTATTAAATTAGCAAGAGTTGGATATGGTATTACCGCATCAAACACTTCTATGTAATTTTTTATGTCCATGTTTTTTTGCTCCAAAATTTACTTTTATATATGTGAAGCATTCTTGTCCAATATAAATTTTTAGGTCCAGCCATATCTTTTATTTTTAATTTTTTTATTTTCATTTTCCATGAGTCTCTTTTAAATGGAATTACTTGAACATACGGAGTCCCTTTTTTTATAACTGTTTTTAAAGATTCATATTTATCACCATTAATAAGTATGGGAAAATTAACTTCAAACTGAAAAGTATCGGTATCAACTATTCCAGGTATTATTGAAAATCTATCATCAGTATTATTCATGGGTGGTAAAAAAAGTGTTGAGTATCCCGGTGGTGTCTTAATTATCCAAGGATTAAATATTTTGTAGATAGGCAAATTTTTATTTTTTTCTACCATCGGTGATCCTTGTATTTGTTGTACAGGATGAACTTCTTTAGCTGGATCCATAGTTAAATTAATTAATCTTGATGTTAAATATCCTGGATCTATTCTACCACTATGAGCAAAGCTATCTTGTTTACCTAATTCTTCATTGAATATATTATGATTTATTCTATAATCTTGAGGGACTTTGAGCAAATAACCAGTCGTTAGAGTATCAAGAAATGGTATACAACCTTTTACAGTTTGATTTCCAAAACCATGTTTCATTTTTTTATACCAATCTGGTATATTTAATTTTATAGGAACAGGAAAATCTTCTTTTTCACAATTATCTACATAATCTTCATGTGCAGAAAATGTAATTGTATTTTTAAACATTTAAATGTTTATAACTTAAAATACAAAAATTACTAGAATAATTCTAAAAAATTAATAGCAGTTTGTCCTTGAGATTCACACCATTTTTCAATTGATGTAGTTAAAGGTGACCCATCAGACCATTGAAGTGTGTCATTGTCAAATGTAGCTGACGCAGATGGCTCAGTAAGCATAGTAGACACATCAATGCCTCTTAAATAATTGTTAAAGGCAAGAACATTTGAATAAACAGAGCTTGAAGTATTTTTTGCAATCCATTTATCAAATTGTTTTGTTTTCTCGTTGATGGCATCTTGAATTTGATTTTGGTATGCATAACGATACATTTCATCAACCATATTAACTGAGCTGCCATTTTTACTTACAACATTTTTTTCATTTAACCTTACAGCATCATAATCTTCTTGACTTACAGTGACTATATCAACTTCATGATCTTGAAAATTACTATGAGTATCATAGTGTGATTGCGAAGGTGCAATTGCAAGTAATGAGTTTTCAACTCCATCAGAATTTTTTGTAAAAATAAAAAGTGCCATAATTATGCTCCAGAGTTTTCAAATACTACTAAACAACCTTGTTGAGCATTTGTCGTTCCATATTTATCACCAACAACAATGTCTCTAAGATTATATGTGTTTGTTGCTCCTGGGGCTGTTCCAGCAGTACCAGGGTTTCCAGGGTTTCTTACGTTGTAACCTGTACCACCGTTACCACCGTTTCCACCATTAACTGTTCCAATATTTTGTAAATTAGTAGCACCTCCCGCACTGCCCGATCCTCCGCTTGGGGTTCCAGGGCTTCCATTACCTCCAGCTCCACCTACTGAAAAAGTTCCAGAAAAAGGACCAGAAACTGGTGCACCATAAAAACCAAAACCACCTATGCCTCCAGGGCCTCCAGGTTGTCCTCCAAAGTTTGTTGTTGCAGCTCCGCCATTACCTCCAGCTCCTGCATACATGTATGCACCAATAAAATTAGCATTTGCAGCACTTGAATAAGTTCCTGATGCAGGACCATCTTCTGCTAATGCTGGTACAAAGTTTCCTCCGCCAGCTGTTCCTGATGAAGCTCCTGTAATTCTACCTTGAGCATCAACTGTCACTGTCGCAAGAGTAAATGTTCCCGCAGATACTGCAGTGTTAGCTAGTTGGTCTGGACCAACAGCGTCATCAGCAATTTTTGCTTGAGTTACAGCATCATCGTTTATAGTTGCAGTTATTACTGCGTTATCTGAAAGTTGTGCAGCTCGAATTGCATCGTCTGCAATTTTAGCATTCGTAACAGCATCGTCTGCAATTTGTGCAGTTCCGATCGTGCCACCTAAAGTATCTAATGATACTTCTTTTAAATTTGTTCCGTCAGCGTATGCTGCATAAATTTTTGCAGCATCAGGACTAAATCCTGTTCCTGAAGCAGTTTTGATTGTAAGGTTTGATGGATTAGTTAACCCTGAACAATCAAAGATATAAAATTTTTCTATTGAATCTGGAATAGTACAAACTGTGCTTGCTGCGATTGTTGCAGTTGCAAATTTAATTACTAAATTTCTTGCGTTTGATAGTGCACCATCTGACATTACTAATGCCACAGTTCCTCCTGAAGAAAGTGTAACTTGCTCGAAACCAGCAATTGCTTGTTGTACTAAATTTAAATTTGTGTTTGTTTTATCACCCCATGTACCAGCGTTTTCACCAGTGACCATTAATTCTAATTTTAGATCAGTTGAGTAACTTGATGCCATAATTTTTTCTCCTTAAATATTTTTATTTTACATTAATCAAGCAGCCAAATCAACTGGTGACCAAGTATTTGATACACCGGGATCAATCTCTGCCCATGCCGTTATACTAGGACTTCCAACAGAGGCAGTCATTTGAATGCCTGATACATCAATTCCAGCTGTGGCTTCAACTATTACTTGACCTATTGATCCACTAATTTGTAGACCTGAAACTCCTATTATCTGACCTGGAATTTCTGCGTGTTGTCCTAAAGTTAAAGTTCCTTGGAGGCCTGTTGGTTGTTCATTTGTAGATTGTACTAAATTAATACTTCCAAGAGTAAACGAGGCTTGAACTCCACTTACATCTACAGGAGTTTTTAAACCAGCTATGGTAGTTCCAATTGAACTAGTTAATGATCCCGCACTAGATACAGTTACATTAGCATCTGCATCAAAATCTAATGATCCTATTGTAAAATCAAGTTGATCTTCAGCAGCAAAAACAGTTATGTCTTGATCAATTTGTAATGAGAAATTTCCAAACGTAGATGATAATTGTCCTGCACTTGTAACTGATACAGAAACATCAATTGATGCAACTGCAGAACCGATTGATGATGTTAAACTTTGACCAGTAGCGATAACTGAATAAGCACCACCCCATGCAAGGTTACCCCAAGATTTTCTACCCCATCCTATTCCTGTCAATTGTGATTCATCAACAGATGCAGCACCAATGGATGAAGTTGCTACATTTCCAGATACAGGAACACCAATTCCTATGGTTGAGCTACCAACACCTATAGACATTGTTACAGGTCCTGGGTTTTCTATTAGTACAGAAGTTCCGCCAACTGTTGTGCCTTGAGTAGATGTTAATTGAATTCCACTAACATCCACATCTGCGTTAGCAGTTGTTGTTACTGATCCTATTGAAAAAGTTGCTGATATGCCACTAACGGAAACTATCTCGTCAGAAAGATCTCCCCATTCTGATGCTCCCCATGTCTTACGTCCCCATCCAGTGGCCATATCATTTTATTCCTTATGCAAGTCTTAAAATTGCAGCAGAGGTTGTGAATGCAGGGAACTGAATTGTAAAAGTTCCCGAAGTTGCAGTCTTGTCTCCACCGAAATCTAATACAGCAACTGCATCTGTAGTGTTTGATCCACCATCAGTTGTTGTATTGTAAATTAATGCTCCTCTTGCTGTAAGAGTTACACCTACGAATGATAAATCAGCAAAATCAGTAATCGCTACTGAAGATGAAACTTTCACACCTTGGTTTACCAAAGCTTTTCCACCTGCTGTATACCCAGGTGAAGTAACTTCTGTGTTAGATCCTCCTCCTGGATTTGTAGCGTAATTAGTAGTTGATTTTCCTAATGTTGCAGAACTTGTAAACATCGCTAATTTATAAGTATCAGATGATGTATCAAAGTCGTGTTTACCTTGTAGTAATTCTTTTTTAAAAGAATCACAAATTGCGTTTGTTGTTATTGCCATAATTGGCCTCCTTTAAATTATTGGTTTGGAGAAGGAGATGGCACAACAATTCTTGGTACACCATCATCATATTCTCCACGTCTTCTTCTACCCATTTGTTGTAGGGCAAAATTCTGTACTTCTTCAGTATACTTCCTTTGATAAAGGTTGTATAGATTATCGGGTCCTTTTAAAAAACTAAAAGCCTCTGTTAATACACCATGCAACAACATAGTCTCTTGATGTTGAGAAAGATAAGTATTGCTTGAATTAGTAAAATTTGGTGGATCTTTAATATAATTTATTTGCACTGTTGCGGCTGTAGCAGGAGTTGGTGCTACTAATATAATATTTCCTGTTTGTACATTATCCTCCCAATTAGCAAAGTATTTTGGGGTTCCTTGAGCATCGCTGCTGTTAAACTCAGAGATAAAACTTGTATCTCTTTTTTCTAAAAAAACTCTGGTACCGCCATCGATAACTTGAACTGATCTAATTACTAAAGCATCAGATGGCAAAGAAACATATCTATTGCCTGCAGTAAAATTTGAAGTAGCATATTTTCTTAAGTCATCATAATCAACTTTACCAGCTACATCTAATTCAACTGCTCTAATGAAATCTTGGATTATTGCATCGGTTAAAACATTAGCATCAACTTCTGTATAATTTCTTACTTGTGTTAAAAAATTTGAATGAGTAATAGCCATTATGAAATACTAACCTCCACTGAACCTATGTTTGAAATAAGCTCTCTTCTTCTATTTTGCAAAGATGGATCTTCAGGAACCATGCTATGTATTGTTGTTGTAATTCCATTTGTCGTTACATTAAATTCTTGTGTCTTAAAAGCAAAGTCTCCCGGTAGTGATAAATTTGCGACTCCAACAACAATGCCACCAGAGTCTGAAATGGTAGTATCATTTGAAAATTTTTGTGATGGTTGTTGAAATTTCATTGATCTAGTATTTCTTAAAGCTATCGCATCTGCCTTGTGATACGGTGGATCTAATTGAGGATGTTTTGGTTCAAACTCAGATATATGTACTAAGGATCCATTCCATTCTTTTACCATTTCTTTATATGGGAAAGCCATTCCTGATCTATCAGATATCGCTTTAGATCTTTTACCAGTTGCGTATGACATTATACTCCATCTCCAAAATATGTTTGAGGTGAGATATAAACAGATGCTCTTTGACCATCTTCACTTAATGCTCTTAATAATTCGTCCTCATATAATTGTTTTAATAATTGAATTCGATCTGGTGCTCTTTTAACGGATAAGTAATATGCAAGACCTGAACACATGCAAGGTAAAAATCTATATGCTATATCTGCTTGATTAGTGTAAATACCAGCATCTTGAATTCTATCAATAGTGTAAAATTTTAAAGTTGTATAAGTTGTTGCATCAGGAGTTAAATACAAAAAAATTTGAGGTGTTGTTTGTCTGTCAACAAAATATTGAGAGGGTTGTCCAGTTTGTAATTTATTAGGTAATGCTGCATATGCGGATCTATCAATTTTTGTTAAAGAGATATCGTTAGTTGATGCAGTATTACTAGCTGCAGCAGTTGTTGAGATATAGGCTTCTAATACATCAGAGACACTTGAATTGACAGCGTATTGTGCAGTCCCTGCTACAAGTGGTACTTCGTTAAGAGAAACTTTCCAAAGATGAACTCCTCTGTTACCCCACTCTGAAAATAAAAGATTTAAACTTCTTCTTGCGCTACGTAAGTCATTACCACTATTAGTCCGCATACCACATCTCTCGTATGCTTCTTCAATAATGTCATCGATATTTAAATCGAATGCTGTAGTTCCTGACGTTGCCATAATTCATTACATTAAATCTTTATAATAATCTAAAGACTTTCCCGGTACTAATTGTTCATCTTGTAGACCCATGCCAGAAGTTCTAGCTGCGCCAAAACCTTTTGTAGATTTAGCTTCCATACCCATTGAAGCATACATCATTTTGCCTTTTTTAGCTTTCATATTTGACTCGATGGCTTTTCCTCTTTTTTTCTCGTAACTAGATAATTTGCCATCTTTATCTAAGTCAGCTTTTTTTGGGTTCTTTAACATTGTATCTCCTCCTAATCTCATTTTCATAAGGTCAGCATGATAATCTTTTGTGCTTACTTTACTTAATTTAGTTTTTAATTTTTTTACTTTAGCTTTTTTCTCAGGGGAAAGTGTTGCAACCTTATAAGCAAGAGTAGCACCTTCAATTCCTAAAGCAAGTGGTGTAGCTGCTCTAGCAAATCTAGCTACCTTACCAAGTTTAGTTAATTTTTTAGCTGCTTTAGCTGCTTTTGGAAGCGCAGCTGGTAATGCTTTCTTTGGATCAAATACTGTTAATGCTTTGCTTTTACTTAAAACGTTTCCTGTACTGATAGGTGTCTTACCTTTAAATTTTTGTTTTAAAGTTGTAATTAAACCTTTCTGTGCAAAATCGTCAACTTTTTTATATGCTCTTGATAGAGCTTGGCCAGCTTTAAATAATTTTTCACTCATACTTCAATCATACCACCGTAATACTTCTTGGTAAAGGTGCTCACATTTGTTGGTTTACCACCGACTCCTTGTGGTTTACTTCTTTTTCTCGCAACGGCACTCCGCCTTTGAGAGTCTGTCATCCTTGCTGCTTTTGCAGCAGGCACGCATTTTGGATAAGCTCGTTTTCGATCTGCTTTTAATTTTGATCGACCACAAGGTGCGTAAGAACCATCCTTTCGCTTGCTTCCAATATCTACCCATTTTTCTGAAAACCATTTTTTAAGACTCATTAGAATACTCCTTTGAATCCCATACCTCTAATTGCTGCTCCAGCTCCACGTACCTCACCACCAAAACTCATTTTATTTGCTGCAGAACCTGTTTTATCTGTAGTAGTATCAATTTGTAAACCTCTTGGTAGATCTTCAAAGTTATTGTCATATTTTTTTATTTTTTTTCTTAGCACCCATATCTTTCCCACCACCTTTATTTAATTTAATAGTGCTTAAAGTCTTTGCTTGTGCAGCGTGTGTTTTTGATGCTTTTCTCAAACCACTTATAACTTCTTTCATTTTTGCTTCTTTACCAACTTTAGCCTTCATTGGCTCAACGTTTTTTTGGTACAAATCTACTAGACGTGATCCCATAAATGACGATGAATTATTAGGTTTAGCTTCTGCTGTTTTTGATCCTTTTCCAAAAACTTTTTTTGCAAGTTTTTGAACCATAGTACCAAGTACCGCTTTTTTTACTTCACCACCAACTTTCTTACCAGCTGGTTTTGGTCCTTTAAAATCTTTTCTTTTTAAACCTGATGGATCTTTAATTTTGCCAGCACAAATTTTACTAGCATAGGCGTTAGCATATGCACTGGGATAAACACGGAATTTTCTTTTGGCAGCAGCTTTGCCTCTTGCACATAATTTGGTCATGCAAGATTATAACATTTTTTATTAGGCAGTAAAAGTCCTAGACAGTGGATTTTTCTTACGTTTGATAGCTACTTCAACTCTCTTCTTTTTTTTCTTCTCGTCTCTAGCACCACGAAGCTTACCTTCTACTTGTTTTGATATTTGACCTCTAGTTATTGTCATTTATAATCTCCAAATTTATGTTTCCTGCTATTGTACTAGCATTACTTGTTTTTTTTACCATGTGCCCTAAAAAACTAGGAAATAATATCATTTGTCCTTGCCTACACTCAGGAACGTAGACTTGATCAAAGATATTTAAATTAGATCCATTATAATAGCTTGTTATAAGATCTTCAATAGGATTCAAAAAGACTGTTCTTGATTCATTTATTTTTTTAAAAATAATAAAAGAAAAATGCGAACCTGCATGTGTATGTCTTTCTTGGAAGTCATTTTCTTTATAATTATTTTGCCATATAGATGTAAGGTTAATTTTATAATTACCTTTGATATCTTTTGATAACAAAGATGCTATCTTTTGAAGAAGATAATTTATACTTTTGGTATCTAAAGTATTTTTAAAATTATGACTACTACTTGTCTCCGATAGCCATGTTTCTTCAAACTTTTCACTAACTAAATTTATTTTAGTGACATCTATATTTGCTATGTATAAAGGTATAGAAAAAATATTTAATTTCATATTTATCTAATACCATTTAATTTAAAATTATTAAACTAAATCTTTTGCTTTACCAATTATAGGTTTATATTTTGTTTTACCTTCTGACTTGTATGCATGTAAAAATTGTTTTCTAGGTTGATCAGTAGTATAGCTACAATGTATCCATCCGCTGTTTGGCTCACCAGGAGTATAGAACTCAAGGATCAATTGATCATAGTCCAGGTTTTGATTAATCCAATCAGCCAGCTCAGCATTGTCTGTACCCATACATTCGAAATCCGCAGCTTCGGCCCGCGCATGTTGGCTGTTAACTGAGCTGCCGATCTTAATACACAGCTGTTCGCTACGGAATCCGCTAGTCACCTTCACCCTACCAAAGTGATCACGTACGGGTTGTAAAATATTTTCGCAAAGTGCTTTTAGTTTTTCTATCTGACCTGAGTTAGGATTATTATTAATGTCTAACCTAATAGCAGTGTCTGATTTAATCAACTCTTGTAAAGTAAAATTACGACTCAAATTCATTTTTTTTCTCCTTTAAAATTTTATTGATTTTATCTTTTTCAATTATGGCTCCAAAAGAATAAATTAATCTTTCTCCATTTTCAATTGGTGTTGATCCATGATCTTCTAATGACGCTAATATTAACCATAAATCATTTTTTTCAACATTATATATTTTTTCATCTATAATTATATTACCACCTTTTTGTGGTTTTTTTAACATCACGTTAGCTCTAATATGTACATAACCCTCTGGTGCTGAATCTTTATGTAAATGTGTACAAGCTTTATCTTTAAAATGATTCATTAATAAAGATCCTAAAATTGGTTCTTCTTTATCAGGATATAAACCAAACTCAGCAAAACTTCTTTGCCATAAATAGCCATTTGAATTTTGTCTTGCAAACCTTCTACCAGGAGAAACTTTATTTTCTTCAAAGTTTTTTGTAAATTCTATGTTAGAAGAGAATCTCCAATTTTTAATTATTCTAGGTATGGTAATATCCATTTTTCCTCAAATTCATTGCACTCATTAATAATTTGTTTACTTAAATATTTTCTTAAATCATAGTTAAAATTAGTGTTATAATTTAATTCAATTTTATGTAAATTTTTAACTGTTTTACTATCATCGTAGTATACACCATTAACATTAAATTGCTCTAATTTTTTAGGTTTATTTATTTCAACATTTAAAAATAAACTTAAATTTTTTAAAAAATTATCAATGTTTTCTACTAAATCTTTATAATAAAATATTCTGTAGTCTTCTTTTTCTTTTACTAAATTAGTGATGCTCCAAATAGATTTACCTAATATTCCATTTTCAAAATTCATCATTTGACTTATATATTCATAAACGTTGTCTTTTGTATAATTATTACTTTCAATTTGTAATTTTGCAAAAGAGCATACACACTCAACTAAGGGTCTATATAAAATAATAAATTTAGGTTTTTCTATAATTTTTTTTAATGATGATAAATTTCCTGGCGTACCCCATTGTGATCTATCTATAATATTTTCGACATTCCAATCTTCATAATAATTTTGAATGCAATTTTTTAACACATTATCTAATGATTTATGATTTGGAAAATTTTGAAATATGTCAGAATTTTTAATTATTTGTAAATTATTTATTATATCAGGACAAATTGAATTAGGACTCATTTTAATATTTTTATTAGAGTTAATTATAGATCCTAAAACTGTGTTGCCTGCTCTTGGCAATGAACATAGAAAAAATATTTTTTTAATTTTCATTAAATTGAATTATCAGGTGCACAAATAAATCTTATAAACATCCCATGTTTATTAACATCAGATTTTCCTATTTCTAACATTTTATTTTTTGATTCGTCATACCCAAACATTAAACAATCATATTTAGTAGGAAATGTTTCAGGCCATTGATAAGGAGGCATACATTCGTTTGCTACACTAGAGCAAATTAAAAGACTAAGAATAAATTTCATTATTCTAGTATCAAAGCTTGAATATATTTTCTACCTTGGTATAACTCTATCTTTGCTTTACCTTTGTAACATTTGTAGGTTACTGATTCACTGAACTGTCTCTCTGCGTGGCGCTTCCCGCGAAGACAATGAGCCATGTTTTTTTGCACAAGGTGTTCCTTGATCTCTCCGTTTACAAACATCAAAAGGGCCACTATAGACTCTATCATTGTGAGTAACTCCCGTTTTTGTAACCAATCTCACGATTAGCATCTTTTAATTTTTCAATATCTAACAAAACCTTGTCCATTTGCTTTCTTAAAAACTCGATGTTTACTTTATTTAAAGCCATGTTTTCGATATGTGCATTTAACTTATCCGTGGTCTTGTACAAATCCTCAATCATCATGTACTGCTCAGAATCTGCGGGCAATGAACCTAATTGTCCACGTGGCCACTTGATTCTAAACTCTGTATTCTCCTCAAGATCTTTTTCCATTAGTTGAAGTCTAGTATCTGCAACATTAAGACGTTCAATTATTTGAAAATAACCCATAGTGCCGAGTGCCACGATAATTATCAAACTAGCAACCGTCTTCATAGGCATCTGCACTTTTGCCTCTTCTCCGATTTGTAATGGTCTATTAGACATTAAATTCCTTGTAATCTTGGATCTTTTGAAGTTATATTTTTTGAAGCTTTAGGTCGTGCTAAAGAATCCATACTTCTTTTTCTTAATTGCACTTTTGCAGATTCTTGTTTTCTCTGCTCCTGAATTGCTTTTTTAAGATCCCATTTAAAGTTCATTTTTTCTTTTTCCTTCTAGTGTAAAATATATTATCTAACCATTCACATACTTTGTCTAGTGCTTCAAAACATTTATAAATAAATTTATCAATCATTCGTACGTTTTGTCCTCCTCTCTTTCTTTTTCAAAACCCTCTTGCAAAGTTTCGCTTAAAGTTTGTTCTTTTTTTTCCATTTCATAGAACATTTTATCACTATCTTCTGTAACCAATCCACTATCTTCAGCATCCCAATATGTAGTTTGAACCTTGTAATCTGGCCAGCTGTTATCAGTAGTATAACTATTAATGTGCCAGAGAATACGATTATTAGGCTGAGCTGCATAATTACCGTTAGCAAGAGCCAATATATGCGCACACTTATGTTCTTGAGGTATTTCAGAATGTTCAACATCCAAGATATTAACATCTGGGTGGCCCCAATCAATCGTAAATAAATATTCTCCATGATAAAATTTTTTATCTATGCCAAGATATTTACCTTTTACACCAGCCAACCAATCAAACCTATGAACACTAGGCCAATAACTAAAACAGTTCCACAATTCCAACTCGTGCGTCTGCATATTCGGCACATCGGCTCGATCATACGATTTTTGAAAAAACGCTGAGATAGGCAAACGCCAAAAGCATGCACCGTTGGGAAGCATGATGTTAAATAAGAGTGCACGTCCTGAAATGGATGTAAGACCGAAGACCACACAGTCTTCACTTTCTCCGTGATGTTTTTTAAGATCATATAAATATTCCTTTCTTACCTTGCAATAAATAGGTGGTAAATTTGCATTTAAGTATGACATATAAATAATTATAGTACAAGTTCACTATCTCTGCTACCTACACATCCTTGAGGGAGAATATTTGTCGCTAAAGAATATCTTATCTCATTTGTATCATTATATTCTATTTGATGTTTTAATCTTGCAGAAAAAATTATTAAATCTCCACTTTCAACTTCTTGAACAAAAGTTCTACTATTAAAGGTATTTTTATTTTTAATATGTATATCATAATCAGTTAGATCAAATCTATCTGATTCAAATTTTATTTTAAATTTATTTTCTGATTTTGGATAATAGACAGTTGTCAACCAAAAATTTAAATGTCTATGAAGATGTGAATTGTTATTAGGATAAGTTTTGGTAGCCCAAGAATTAACTATTCTATGGCTTACATCGTATCCCCAAGCATCTATTGCTTTAGTTATATATCTATCAAAAACTTTTTTTACATTGTAACCAACGTTTGTTTGATCAAGTAATTTAATACTATCTGACATCAAACTTTGATTCTCTTTTTTCTCTAATCTGTATTTCTGATCTTGTAAATATAATTTTATTTCATTATGGTCTAAATCAATATTTTTAAATAAAATAAAACTGTCAGCAAAGATTGGTTGTAGGTGCATAGATATTTTTAAATTCAGAAGTCTTAGCTGTTAATTCTAATGTTTCAAAATCTTCAACAATTGGAAAACCAGCTAAATTAAATGAAGTGTTTAATAACATTGGTACATTTGTTTTTTTGTAAAATTCATAAATTAAATTATAATAATTTTCATTTTGATTTTTTTTTAAAGTTTGAACTCTACAAGTATTATCAACATGAACTATAGAAGGTACCTCCTCTAAAGCTTTTTCCTTAGCATCAACAGCAAAGGACATATGTGGACTCTCTGATAAATTTGCGAAATAAAAATAATCATTTGCAAACTCATGTAAAATTGTTCCAGCTAGAGGTCGCCACCATTCTCTTTGTTTAAAATTATTTACTATCTCTTTTGCATTTTTATTTCTAGGATCAAATAATATAGATCTATTACCCAATGCTCTAGGTCCCCACTCACTGTCACCTTGAAAAATTACAAGAGGTTTTTGATCTAGTAATATTTTTACTGCTTCATTTAAATTATTTATAATTATCATAATAAACACATGCTCCTATACATGTTCCTGCATCATTTGGTATTGGATCAACAAAAAAATTTAGACCAGGATATTTTTTAACATATTTAAAATTGTTTGAGCAGTTTAAAAAATATCCACCAGATAATAAAATATTTTTACTTTTAGTTTTTGCGATTTCAATTAAATCACAGGTTTCATTAAAAGTTTGAATTTGTATGTCATTTGCAATTTTTACATGATCGTAATTTAAATTGTATTTATTTTTAGAATTTGCATACGATGATAATCCCATTAATTTTCCAGCATCTGTGCCTCTCATTCCTATTTTTTCACAACCCTCAACAAAAGCTCTACCTCCAATGGCTTTTTGTGAGTATATATTAAGATAATTATAAGCATAATTTTTAATTACTTCTTCATTAGAAAACTCTGGAAATTGGTAAATTCTGTTAGAATTGTGTTTAAAATGGCAAACAATACTTTTTTTGTTAACAGTAAAAATTGATTGCATTTCTTGATAGGGAGAAAATCTTTTTGAGACTGCTCCACCACCATCTACAATTATGGCTACAGCTTCATCATATTTACTAAAGTAAAAACAAGTTAATGCGTGATATACATGGTGTTTTGAATTATCAAAAAAGTACGGTGGGTGGTTAAGTTGTTTTTGTATTTGTTTTATTATTTTATATTCTCTATCTGATGTTGATGCGCCAGTTGCAGATGCATAACAAACAAAATCAGGTTTAAAATTAATTTTCGTATTAATACTTTGTAATATTTCAAAGTTTTTTCCATTGGGTGCCCAATTTTTTTCTAAAATAAATCTTTCTTCATTATAAAGTTTTTTTATTTTACCATCCTCATAAATACATATTGAGGTATGATGAGATATATTTATCCCTAAAATTATCATAGAGAAAATATATAAATTTTAATTGTTAAATCAACTTAATTTAACACTTCCATCTTCTTCTTGCTTGTCTCAATCTTGAATTTGGATCTTTAGCAGCTTTAGGAAATTTTTTCATTTGTCCCGCTGACCTTGCACAAAAGCTCTTTCTACGTTTAGCAGCTTTTGAACCAGGTTTGACTTTACCAGTCACAGCCGTTTTTAATTTAGATCCAGGATTGTCTCTTCTGTACTTTGCAACTCCAGCTGCAGTCATACCTGCACCTGATTTAGTTGACCTAAAATATTTTTTTGTTTTAGGTGGCTGTACATCGCCACCTCTTCTTAATTGCAGAATATCAGAGTAATATTCTAAATCCATCTTACGTAAATGTAATTGTTACACCACCAGTACCAGCGATTGTTGCATGAATACCATCATCAAACAAAATACCGTTTCCTGGAAGATACATATCCAAACCTTCAGTGCCAAACAAATAGGTTGCTATCGTTGTGCCTGAAGCACCACCACTTTTAAAAATGATAGATCCACTAGCGTTACCTTTAGCTTGTATCGAAGTAAGTCTTGCTCTTTTATTTTGAGCTACCATTTGTGCTGTGCTAGTAG